CCCATGTCGGCAAGCATAAGCACACAGAATATGAAGCCCGCTGCCAGAAAAATGCATTCAGTGGTTGTCATACCTGGTCTCTCTCATCTGCTTCTGCTTTCGCCACCATCATTTCCAGCTTTTGTGAAAGGGATGTGGCTAACGTATGAAATTCTTCGTCTGTTTCTACTGGTATTGGCACAAACCTGACTCCAATTTGAGCAAGGCTATGTGCCATCTCAATACTCGTTCTTAACTCAACAGGAGATGCTTTGTGCATACCGCCTCCCGTTTATTATTTATCGCCTCAGCCAGCCGCTGTGCTTTCAGTGGATTTCTGATAACAGAAAGGCCGGGAAATACCCAGCCTCGCTTTGTAACGGAGTAGATGAAAGTGATCGCGCCTACCCGGATATTATCGTGAGGATGCTTCATCGCCATTGCTCCCCAAATACAAAACCAATTTCAGCCAGTGCCACGTCCATTTTTTCGATGAACTCCGGCACCATCTCGTCAAAATTCGCCATGTACTTTTCATTCCGCTCAATCACGACATAATGCAGGCCTTCACGCTTCATACGCGGGTCATAGTTGGCAAAGTACCAGGCATCTTTTCGCGTCACCCACATGCTGTACTGCACCTGGGCCATGTAAGCCGATTTTATGGCCTCGAAACCACCGAGCCGGAACTTCATGAAATCCCGGGAGGTAAACGGGCATTTCAGTTCAAGGCCGTTGCCGTCACTGCATAAACCATCGGGAGAGCAGGCGGTGCGCATACTTTCGTCGCGATAGATGATCGGGGATTCAGTAACATTCACGCCGGAAGTGAATTCAAACAGGGTTCTGGCGTCGTTCTCGTACTGTTTTCCCCAGGCCAGCGCCTTAGCATTAACTTCCGGAGCCACACCGGTGCAAACCTCAGCCAGCAGGGTGTGGAAGTAGGACATTTTCATGTCAGGCCACTTCTTTCCTGAGCGGGGCTTTGCTATCACGTTGTGAACTTCTGAAGCGGTGATGACGCCGAGCCGTAATTTGTGCCATGCATCATCCCCCTGTTCGACAGCTCTCACGTCGATCCCGGTACGCTGCAGGATAATGTCCGGTGTCATGCTGCCACCTTCTGCTCAGTGGCTTTCTGTTTCAGGAATCCAAGAGCTTTCACTGCTTCGGCCTGTGTCAGTTCTGACGATGCGCGAATGTCGCGGCGAAATATCTGGGAACAGAGCGGCAATAAGTCGTCATCCCATGTTTTATCCAGGGCGATCAGCAGAGTGTTAATCTCCTGCATGGTTTCATCGTTAACCGGAGTGATGTCGCGTTCTGGCTGACGTTCTGCAGTGTATGCAGTATTTTCGACAATGCGCTCGGCTTCATCCTTGTCATAGATACCAGCAAATCCGAAGGCCAGACGGGCACACTGAATCATGGCTTTATGCCGTAACATCCGTTTGGGATGCGACTGCCACGGCCCCGTGATTTCTCTGCCTTCGCGAGTTTTGAATGGTTCGCGGCGGCATTCATCCATCCATTCGGTAACGCAGATCGGATGATTACGGTCCTTGCGGTAAATCCGGCATGTACAGGATTCATTGTCCTGCTCAAAGTCCATGCCATCAAACTGCTGGTTTTCATTGATGATGCGGGACCAGCCATCAACGCCCACCACCGGAACGATGCCGTTCTGCTTATCAGGGAAGGCGTAAATTTCTTTCGTCCACGGATTAAGGCCGTACTGGTTGGCGACGATCAACAATGCGATGAACTGCGCATCGCTGGCATCACCTTTAAATGCCGTCTGGCGAAGAGTGGTGATCAGTTCCTGTGGGTCGACAGAATCCATGCCGACACGTTCAGCCAGCTTCCCTGCCAGCGTTGCGAGTGCTGTACTCATCCGTTTTATACCTCTGAATCAATATCAACCTGGTGGTGAGCAATGGTTTCAACCATGTACTGGATGTGTTCTGCCATGCGCTCCTGAAACTCAACATCGTCATCAAACGCACGGGTAATGGCTTTTTTGCTGGCCCCGTGGCGTTGCAAATGATCGATGCATAGCGATTCAAACAGGTGCTGGGGCAGGCCTTTTTCCATGTCGTCTGCCAGTTCTGCCTCTTTCTCTTCACGGGCGATCTGCTGGTAGTGACGCGCCCAGCTCTGAGCCTCAAGACGATCCTGAATGTAATAAGCGTTCATGGATAAACTCCTGAAATTTTGATGTGCGGATCCAGACAGTGCGTTAACTGCATAGTTGTTTGAATGAACTCGCTTGATTAATCAAAATGTTGGATCACACTATGTCTTGCTCAAAATCTGATAAATAAGGTGTCTAGAATGCTGATTGATAAGTTAAAGTCTTCTCCGATGTACCCAACCGCAGAAATGGGTAAGCAGTCGAAAAAGAATCATTGGTATGTAAGGGAAAAGGGGAGTGATCAACCGCAAGACCAGACCTGGAGAGCTTGGTGGGAATCTCGCTCGCTTGGCAAAGGCCATATCAATTGGAGATCTACATGCGTAGCAGAAAATGTACTCGATCCATTCAATCCGCCATCTCGGTTTGAGGTTGATTTCAAAGCCCCTGATGGGAGTATCTACAACCTTGAATTTGCTTTGGCTCCACACGGCCCAAACAAGTGAGTAGTTAGTGGCTCAGACCACCGCCAGTACCATTCAGGTAAACCTCCACGAGCAAATCTTTTGTGTACGTTCGTTCGATGCCGCGATGCAAGTAAAGCCGACCGCGCAAATTAGCTGATGCCGTCCAGGTACCATCTTTGTGTTTAACCAGCATACCTGGCCGGACGGCACCGCGATTAACGGTCTGAGTTCCGTAATGTTGATGAACCATAAAAACTCCTGCCCGTAAGCTGGGCTGCTGAACATATAGAGACTTCTGCGCGTATTCAGGCGGTGGATGGCCGCCGGTTGTCATAACTAAGCCGCCTCGTTGAAGCGACTGAGGTATGAAGTGTTGAGTTGATTTCAGCTGGTCACACCGACGTTCACGCGTCCGCTTCACCCCTCGCACTCCCCGGAGCCTGCTGAAATTCAAGCTGCGGATCTAAGCGGTCATCGCAACGGCGAATCAGGTGGTTGCCGTATCGTTGTGTTGTTGCGACATGGTGATAATAGCTATTGCTATTAGTGATATCAATACTTATTGCTATTGATTGATGCATTTTGATATTAACTGTTTGATAGCAAAAGGAATTAATTTTGTGACTTGCATCGCATAGCGATAACTGAAGCGGGGGTTATGGTGGTTTTTTGAACGGTGTGTGATGAGGGGAGGCAAAAGAAAACCCGGCACGACGGCCGGGGAAATCATTTCGCATCTACAATAAATAACCTGTTTATCTGGCCTTTTTTAACAGTAGCCTTTGCGGTTATAGTGAATACTGCAGATGGATCACCTTTGGTTGATATATATGCACTAAGAGCTCTAATATACGGGTTATTCTTCTTTCCTGCAGCTGGATCGCTAATTTCAGCAGTGATTCTCTTTTTTGAGTCATCACCATCTAAAATTATTTTAGCTGTCATATTTTGTGCATCAAATTCTGTAAGAAAAGCACGATACTCACGAAGACCGAGAACTTCATCATCATCAAGCCTATCAATTTCAGCTTTATCTCTCTCGTTAACTTTTAGAAGGCAGCCGTCAACATTTGTTGCAACACTTATCTGATCGCAAGTATTACCAATAGGTGATACTGCCTGCCTTACAGAGGGGCGAAGCTCTACAGCCATTCGGTCAATCAAAGAGATCAACTTATCAATGGTTCCAGCATCCTTGTTTCCTAGTGCCTCTATGGCCTTTTCAAGTGACTGCTGCAAAGCTTTCATTTCATCTTTCTTGTTAGAATTTCTCGCAAAAATATATTGTAGTATTGCGCCAAGTATAGTTGCGGCGATCCCCGAGAACAACTGGTTCTGAGTGGCGAAGTTAAGAACTGCTTCAAGAGTAAAGCAGTTAGCTTTTGCTTCGCGTGCGTAAACCTTAACTTCCTGATAATTAATGTATTTACTATATTTTTGTGTAACAGAGAAAGAAGCTGCTGTTGAGAGAACTTTAGAAAAACCCTTTAGGGATTCTCCTAGGCAGTTCAAATCTATTTCATGATTTAAAGCATCTTTTCCGTCATACCTAAGAGAGATTTTTATATCCTGTAAAGCGTCACAATCCATAAATCGCTCTCGTCTAATTCTAATTAAATTTACTATCCCCTAAACGACTCATCAGCACAGTACTGATTATCCATGTTTCCTGTACGTCTGGGGCATGCTCCCAATAACCTTACCGAAGATGAACACCCGGTTCATCTCGTCTTTCTCGATCGGGTCCCACGGTGAGTAGCTCTTGTTATCAGAGATAACCAGCAGCTTATCCTTCATCATTTGCAGGCGCTTTACATGGGCGGTGTCGTCGTACAGAAACGCATAGATGCCATCACCGTCGAAAGATTTAACCGTGATATCAACGAACAGCAGATCACCTGGTTCGATCGTTCCTGACATGCTGTCACCACGCACGTTAATGATGCGGATATTTTCCGCCTTCCTGCCATCGAACATGTGACGAGCATCGTCAAACGAGTACTCAACCGAGCGTAGGACTTCTACAAACTCACGGTTGATGACTCCCGGCCCGGCACTCACTTCTATATCAAGAACGTCAATCTTGAAGTATTTGGAATGGTTGACAGTAGGCTTCCCTGATTGTTGACCGTCATTTCTCATCGGGCCTATGCCTGATGAGAGCCACTCTGTTCGAACACCCAATGCATTAGCTATTTCAACAATTTTTGTTGAGCCGCGCGCGTTGCCGCTTGTCAGTCTCCAGATTGTGGGTTGAGCTACGCCAGACGCCTTTGCAAGAGCGCCTTGAGACATCCCAGATTGTTCCATCGCTAGGTTTAAGCGATCAGCAAGAGTTTCTTTTTTCATAAGTTTTAATTTATACGCTTGCGTATTGATGGTCAAAACACGTTTTGCTATTGCCATGGTTAATACGCATTGCTATTATTCATTCATTGTAATACCAATAGGAATTGATAATGACAAATCAAACCATTCAACTCGCAATCAGTATTACAGGTAGTCAAAAACGACTGGCAGATCTATGCGGTGTAGCCCAGCCCACTGTTTGGCGTTGGCTACACGGTGGCGGAATTGATGCCCGCTATGTAATGAAAATTGTCTCAGCCACTGGTGGAAAGATTAAGCCAGCAGATATTCGTCCCGACCTCGCACCATTGTTTAACGCGAGTAATTCTGCCGCCTAATCTGCGGCGTTAACTGATAAGGCGATGATTATGCAACCACTTACATACCAACAGACTAGCGGATTTAGCCCGACTGCGGTGATAAATCGTTCTCAAATAAAACAGGTGCCAGGCCACGAAAAAATTCGTGATGCCGTCCGCGCCTGGTCTGCTGAAGATAATCAGGATGTAGTTGCCGCACTCATTGTGAATGAGTATCGAGCACAGGGCGGCGGCACCATCGATTTTCCTGATGATGTCAGTCGTGCACGCCAGAAGCTGTTCCGCTTCCTCGATAACAAATTCGATTCTGAAAAATACCGAAATAACGTGCGTGAACTGACCCCGGCAATTCTGGCGGTACTACCGCTGGAATATCGCGGCCACCTGGTTGAGCAGGATAGCTTCATGGCTCGGCTGGCTGAAATGGAAAAGGAACTCAGTGAGGCAAAGCAGGCGGTCATTCTCAACGCACCACGCCACCAGAAACTGAAGGAGATGAGTGAAGGCATTGTGTCGATGTTTCGAGTGGACCCGGATCTGGCTGGTCCATTGATGGCGATGGTCACCACCATGCTGGGGGCAATATGACAGGTTCAAAAATGGCGAAAGTCGGTCTGCGGGAACAGAACCGACTTTCAGGTGCAAATCGTAACACACTCATTGCGGGAGGAATTATGGCAAACACTGCTGAGATATTCAATTTTCCAGTGCCGGATGCGGCACAAAAGGAGCCGCGCGTGGCAGATCTCGATGATGGTTATACGCGCATTGCAAATGAGTTGCTGGAAGCTGTAATGCTGGCCGGATTAACACAGCACCAGCTTCTGGTCTTCCTGGCTGTCATGCGCAAAACATATGGCTTTAATAAAAAACTGGATTGGGTGAGCAACGAGCAACTTTCCGAGTTGACCGGGATATTGCCGCACAAGTGTTCTGCTGCAAAAAGTGTTCTGGTAAAGCGTGGGATTTTTATTCAGAGCGGGCGGAATATCGGCATTAATAATGTGGTCAGTGAATGGTCAACATTACCCGAATCAGGTAAGAAAAATAAAGTTTACCTGAAAGAGGTAAATTTACCTGAATCAGGTAAAAAAAGTTTACCCAAATCAGGTAAACGCACTTACCCGAATCAGGTAAATACAAAAGACAAACTAACAAAAGACAATATAAAACCTTTTTCGTCCGAGAATTCTGACGAATCCTCTGACCAGCCAGAAAATGCTCTTCCTGTGGTGAAACCGGATGCTGCGATTCAGAGCGGCAGCAAGTGGGGGACAGCAGAAGACCTGACCGCCGCAGAGTGGATGTTTGACATGGTGAAGACCATCGCGCCTTCAGCCAGAAAACCGAATTTTGCAGGGTGGGCTAACGATATCCGCCTGATGCGTGAACGTGACGGACGTAACCACCGCGACATGTGCGTGCTGTTCCGCTGGGCCTGCCAGGACAACTTCTGGTCCGGTAACGTGCTGAGTCCGGCCAAACTACGCGACAAGTGGACCCAGCTCGAAATCAACCGTAACAAGCAACAGGCTGGCGTGACAGCCGGAAAACCAAAACTCGACCTGACGAACACTGACTGGATTTACGGGGTGGAGCTATGAAAAACATCGCCGCACAGATGGTTAATTTTGACCGTGAGCAGATGCGCCGGATCGCCAATAACATGCCGGAACAGTACGACGAAAAGCCGCAGGTACAGCAGGTAGCGCAGATTATCAATGGTGTGTTCAGCCAGTTACTGGCAACTTTCCCGGCGAGCCTGGCTAACCGGGACCAGAATGAACTGAACGAAATCCGCCGCCAGTGGGTTCTGGCTTTCCGGGAAAATGGGATCACCACGATGGAACAGGTTAACGCTGGAATGCGCGTAGCCCGTCGGCAGAATCGACCATTCCTGCCATCACCCGGGCAGTTTGTCGCCTGGTGCCGGGAAGAAGCATCCATTATCGCCGGGCTGCCAAACGCCAGCGAGCTTGTTGATATGGTTTATGAGTATTGCCGGAAGCGTGGACTGTATCCGGATGCAGAGTCTTATCCGTGGAAATCAAACGCGCACTACTGGCTGGTTACCAATCTGTACCAGAACATGCGGGCCAATGCGCTTACTGATGCGGAATTACGGCGCAAGGCTGCCGATGAACTGGCCTGTATGACCGCGCGAATTAACCGTGGTGAGTCGATACCTGAACCAGTAAAACAACTTCCTGTCATGGGCGGTAGACCTCTAAATCGTGCACAGGCTTTGGCGAAGATCGCAGAAATCAAAGCTAAGTTCGGACTGAAAGGGGCAAGTGTATGACGGGCAAAGAGGCAATTATTTATTACCTGGGGACGCATAAGAGCTTCTGTGCGCACGACGTTGCTGCGGTAACAGGCGCAACAGTAACCAGCATAAATCAGGCTGCGGCTAAAATGGCGCGGGCAGGAATCTTGGTCATTGATGGTAAGGTCTGGCGAACGGTGTATTACAGGTTCGCTACCAGGGAAGAACGGGAAGGAAAGGTGAGCACTAACCTGATTTTTAAGGAGTGTCGCCAGAGTGCCGCGATGAAACGGGTGTTGATGGTTTGGGGAAAAAATTTACTGTGATGGAAATCTCAATATGCAAAGATGATGAGCAGCATCATAATTCCATATCTGGGTTGAGCGTATTTTAATCAGTAGTATCTTTTACAAAATAAAGAGTATTCAATAATGAAAATTTTAATGATGATCGTGGCAGTTTCAGTATTGGCTGGCTGCACAAGTGACACCCGCTCGATGTGGCATAGCCGTTATGCATTCAAGACTGTCGGTCAGGTCTCTGCAATGTGTGATGATGGCGATCGTGACGCTTGCTATGCAGCTCGCGATATGGGGGCAATGCAGGTTGGCCTTAATCAAGCAAATCAGACCATTCAACAGCAGCAAGCTCAGCAGGCAGCTATCGATGCGGCTAACAGACCGATTACAACTAATTGTAATCCCACGATAAATGGCGGAATGAGTTGTACTACCTACTAAACTGGTGCGAGAGTTAGTAGCGCCATGAACATTGTTAAGTCGGATGTCTTTATGAAACATTCTAGTACTTTAAAGCTGCCCCACTTACTCGCCTGACAAACGCACTGCAGGTGGTTTGTTGGGTTTGAAAATATCTAAAAATAAGAGGGGGTGAAGTAATGGATGATTTTGAATCTTACGTGAAGTATTGGGAAGGAAAAAAAATTGAAGATCATGAGCGTCAACTAGATGATCTAGTACGGAGAGAGACTGAGATTTCGCAAGGAGAAAGCGGGCATGAAAGATTAAGTTTTATCGCACAGCAAATCAATTTTCACCGTAACAAACTGGAAAATTTACGCTTCAGTGGTGATTTGTACTAATTTGATTTTCCATAATCAACTCGCCATAATCATGTCATCGGAGCCTGAACAACTCCGGTGACTTCTGCGCTAAACGGGGACGTTTATGCGCACATACAATCTAAACTCTCTTCTCCCCTCACAGATGCAAAAATGCACCTGTGATTCTTTGCATCTTGCGTTTGACCTCTGCGGAGGTGAAGCGTGAACCTCCCACAAGACGGTATCAAATTGCATCGCGGTAACTTCACCGCTATCGGTCAGCAGATCCAGCCTTATCTGGAGGACGGCAAATGCTTTCGCATGGTGCTTAAACCGTGGCGCGAGAGACGCAGTCTTTCCCAGAATGCACTTAGCCACATGTGGTACAGCGAAATCAGTGAATACCTCATAAGCAGGGGGAAATCGTTCGCTACTGCAGCATGGGTTAAAGATGCTCTCAAACACACATACCTCGGTTATGAAACCAAGGACCTGGTTGATGTCGTAACCGGCGAAATTACTACTATCCAGTCGTTACGCCATACCTCCAATCTTGATACCGGAGAGATGTATGTCTTCCTGTGTAAGGTTGAAGCCTGGGCGATGAATATTGGCTGCCACCTGACTATTCCGCAGAGCTGCGAGTTCCAGCTGCTGCGCGACAAGCAGGAGGCGTAATGGCTACACCGCTTATTCGTGTCATGAACGGACACATCTACAGAGTACCAAATCGTCGTAAGCGTAAACCTGAGCTGAAGCCATCCGAAATACCAACACTGCTCGGATATACCGCCAGCCTGGTTGATAAAAAATGGTTGCGACTGGCAGCAAGGAGGAATCATGGCTGATTTGAGAAAAGCAGCGCGTGGTCGGGAATGCCAGGTAAGAATCCCTGGCGTATGTAATGGCAATCCTGAAACGTCTGTACTGGCACATATCCGGCTGGCTGGATTGTGCGGCACCGGTATTAAACCGCCAGACCTTATTGCCACCATTGCATGTTCTGACTGTCACGACGAGATCGACCGTCGCACGCATTTTGTTGACGCTGGATATGCAAAAGAATGCGCGCTGGAAGGTATGGCGAGAACGCAGGTTATCTGGCTGAAAGAGGGGGTAATTAAGGCGTGAATACTTACCACATCACACTACCCTGGCCGCCGAGCAATAACCGCTACTACCGCCATAATCGAGGGCGCACGCACATCAGCGCAGAAGGGCAGGCATACCGCGATAACGTCGCCCGAATCATTAAAGGCTCAATGCTGGATATCGGCCTGGCTATGCCTGTGAAAATCCGTATTGAGTGCCACATGCCGGATCGCCGTCGCCGTGACCTGGATAATCTGCAAAAAGCCGCTTTTGACGCACTAACTAAGGCAGGTTTTTGGCTGGATGATGCTCAGGTCGTTGATTATCGCGTTGTGAAGATGCCCGTTACCAAAGGTGGAAAGCTGGAGCTGACCATCACTGAACTGGGAGATGAATGATGTTTGAGTTTTATATGGCAGAGCTTCTTCGCCACTGCTGGATGCGCCTGCGCTTATATCGTTTCCCCGGTTCTGTTTTGACCGATTACCGAATACTGAGGAATTACGCCAAAACACTGAAAGGAGCTGCCGCATGAATACCCAATATTTACAGTATGTCCGCGAGCAACTCATGGTGGCTACCGCTGATTTGAGCGGAGCAATGAAAGGCCAGCTTGAAGCCTGGCTGGAGCATGCACAATTTGATACTGGTACATACAAACGAAAGAAGCCGCGCATTCTGGATGTGGTAACTGGCAAGATGATTACGCTGGATAATCCGCCGATTTCCGGTAAACAGTCCTACGCAAAAGGTTCATCTGTCACCCTGGTCAGTTCGGTCGAGTTTTCAACCTCTTCGTGGCGGCGTGCGATTTTGTCTCTCGATGAACATCAGAAAGCGTGGTTGCTGTGGAGTTACAGTGAAAATATTCGCTGGGAGCATCAGGTTGCCATAACGCAGTGGGCATGGAGCGAGTTTAAGGCGCTGTTAGGTACAAGAAAAATTGCCAGTAAGACACTGGAGCGCTTAAAGAAGTTGATCTGGTTGGCGGCACAGGATGTGAAGAACGAGCTGGCAGGGCGTAAGACCTATGAATACCAGGAGCTGGCATTACTGGTGGGAGTGACATCAAAAAACTGGTCTGAGACATTTACTGAACGCTGGGTTGCAATGAAGCACATTTTTCTACAGCTTGATAGCCAAGCTTTATTGCTTTTAACGAAAACACGTTCAAAACAAAAGACCACATTTTCACAGCAAAGTATTGCAAAACTGGATTAAAAAGCATATATTTCGTGTAAATCTGATATTTTGCCAATGTTGTACGCACTGGCAGTAATCCAAATTCAAGCCCGAGGTTTAAAACTTTGGGCTTTTCTGTTTCTGGACGGTTAGTAGCCTTCCAACCTACCCCAGCCAGGGTGTCTTCAGCTGTTGAGTTGATATTGCTTAACCCTCTGTTGCCAGTTACATGCTGGCTTTTTTATTCCAGGCTTGTGGGGAGCATCAACTCCGTGCTTTGTCGTTAAATTACCCCGTGAGCCTGATTTCTGACATTTAACGTCCCGGCCTTTTGTCGGCGGCGAAACATTGGCTATTCATATGCACGAAAAAGAGAGCCTTGCCGGAGCGTTCTGGCTCGTTTTGCTGATCATCGCAGGTTGGGGCGGTCTGGTCCGCTACCTGATAGATGTGAAGCAGAGTAAAGCAACGTGGAGCTGGATAAATGCTCTGGCTCAGATAGTGGTATCGGGATTCACCGGTGTTATTGGTGGCCTGATCAGTATCGAAAGTGGATTCAGCATTTACATGATTCTCGCGACGGCGGGGATTAGTGGTGCGATGGGTTCGGTTGCACTGACGTACTTCTGGGAACGACTGACAGGGGTGAAAAATGCAAAATCTTAATCCTCAGCGTAAAGCTTTCCTCGATATGTTGGCGTGGTCAGAAGGAACGGATAACGGACGGCAGCCAACCCGCAATCACGGTTATGACGTTATTGTCGGTGGCGAACTCTTCACTGATTACTCCGATCACCCTCGCAAACTTGTCACGCTAAACCCGCAACTTAAATCAACTGCAGCTGGACGTTACCAGCTTCTTTCCCGTTGGTGGGATGCCTACCGCAAGCAGCTAGGGCTGAAAGACTTCTCTCCGAAAAGCCAGGACGCTGTTGCACTGCAGCAGATTAAAGAGCGTGGCGCTTTACCGATGATTGATCGCGGTGATATTCGTCAGGCTATCGACCGTTGCAGCAATATCTGGGCTTCACTGCCGGGCGCTGGTTATGGTCAGTTCGAGCATAAGGCTGACAGCCTGATTGCAAAATTCAAAGAAGCTGGCGGAACGGTCAGTGAGATTGAGGTATGAGCAGAGTAACTGCGATTATCTCCGCTCTGGTTATTTGTATCATCGCCTGCCTGTCATGGGCTGTTAATCATTACCGTGATAACGCCATCGCCTACAAAGAACAGCGCGATAAGGCCGCATCCATTATCGCTGACATGCAGAAACGTCAACGTAATGTAGCTGAACTCGATGCCAGATATACAAAGGAGCTTGCTGATGCTAACGCGACTATCGAAAGTCTTCGTGCTGATGTTTCTGCTGGTCGTAAGTGGCTGCACGTCAAAGCAGTCTGTCCCGACATGCATAAAACCACCGCCGCCTCCGGCGTGGATGATGCTTCCAGCCCCAGACTTACTGACACCGCTCAACGGGATTATTTCGTTCTCAGAGAGCGCATCGAAACCATAACTAACCAATTGAATGGCCTGCAAGAGTATGTGAGATCACAGTGTTCATATTAGAAAAGTCTTATCATAAGATTTTTGTATATGGATGCATTATGTCTCAATACGCTCACGCTGCTTTAATCGCTTATCATTTGGTGGCTGATAGCTCAATGACTCCTCGTGATGCATGGGATGCAGCTGTCGCAGAGGTTACAGAAAGCGAATCGTCAAGAAAGAAGATATGCCCAAGGGCAACATTTCTCGCCCTGGCGGATAGCGGTTACCTCAAGAATGTAAAACCAGTGCATGGGGAGAAAAAGGGCGGTAAGTTGTACCAAAGGGCAATTGAAGTTGCGAATCTGATTCTTGATTTACCCGGAATCAGTAAAGCTGAATTGGTTGATAAAACTGGTTACAAAGACAGGCAAGGGTCTTATGACCTGATTCTCGCTCTGTATCATCATGAGCAACTCCAGCGACCGGAATAATTATCCCAGCATCAGTGTCAAAAATAGGCAGTGATACGCTATTTTCCTGAAAATACTTTACTAACATTTTATGAGAATTATCCTAGTAATGTGTTTATTTAAAAGGAGTTTGGGTTTATGAAAATTCTCTGGGTCATCAGTCTTTTGTGTAGTGCTATTGGATTTATTGAAGGAATCCTCGGGGTTTTCGGTGCTCAGAGTGCTCCACAACAGGCTGCAGGTGCAGCAATGGGAGTAGCATGGGCAGTTATTCCATATTGTATTTGTCGTGCTATCCAACAATTGCGCCCTCGAGAAGTCATTATTAAAAAGGAAGAATGACCAGATCTTATCCGGTGTTTTTTCTGTCTAAGCCTCGCGTCGCGGGGCTTTTTATTGGAGCCAGCATGCCACCACGAACCCCAAAAGCCTGCCGTGTTCGCGGCTGCCGCCATACCACAACTGACCCGTCAGGCTATTGCGAAAGCCACAAAAGTGAAGGCTGGAAGCAATACAAGCCAGGACAATCCCGTCATCAGCGCGGTTATGGTTCGAAGTGGGATGGTATCCGCGTGCGCGTCCTGAAGCGTGACAAAGGTTTATGTCAGTTATGTCTGCGTGCTGGTGTGGTGCGTGAGGCGAAAACCGTTGACCACATCATTCCTAAAGCGCATGGCGGCACAGATTCAGACAGCAATCTGCAGAGCCTGTGCTGGCCGTGTCATAAGGCGAAAACGGCTCGTGAACGGCTGAAGTAAGAACCAGTTCCCACTGCCAGAGGGGAGGGGCGGGTCAAATCTCTGTGACCTGACGCCTTCAGGACTGCCCGCCCCATCGTTTTTATATACCCGCGAAAAATGAAATTTAACCAGGAGTGCCGCATATGGCTGGAACGGCGGGGCGTTCCGGGCGTCGCCCCAAGCCAACGGCGCGCAAGGCGCTGGCCGGAAACCCCGGCAAGCGAGCCCTGAACAAAGATGAACCCGTTTTTACGCCCATCAAAGGTGTTGAGCCACCGGAGTGGTTCGCTGAAGAAGAGCTCCCTCTCGCCACGATCATGTGGCAACTGACAACCAAAGAACTCTGCGGTCAGGGCCTGCTGTGCGTGACTGACCTCGCAGTGCTTGAGCGGTGGTGCGTAGCCTATGAGTTCTGGCGACGTGCTGTGAAAAATATTGCCAGACAGGGCAACACCATCACCGGTGCAATGGGCGGCATGGTCAAAAATCCGGAGCTGACCGCCAAAAAAGAACAGGAGTCCGAGATGAGCAGTACGGGGGCAATGCTCGGACTCGACCCCAGCAGCCGCCAGCGTCTGATTGGCCTGGCGGGGCAGAAGAAAGCCACTAACCCGTTTCTGAAAATTATCGAATCATGAGCCGGAAATCTTACCCCAACGTAAATGCTGCCAATCAGTATGCCCGTGATGTTGTGCGCGGAAAGATTGTGGCCTGCCAGTTTGTGATTCAGGCCTGCCAGCGCCATCTTGATGACCTGATGGCGGAAAAAAGTAAGTCGTTTCGTTACCGCTTCGACAAGGACCTGGCTGAACGGGCCGCCAAATTTATTCAGCTGTTGCCGCACACCAAGGGTGAGTGGGCATTCAAGAGGATGCCCATCACGCTGGAGCCGTGGCAGCTCTTTGTGATCTGCTGCGCGTTTGGCTGGGTCAATAAAGGCTCCCGGCTGCGCCGCTTCCGGGAGGTGTATACCGAAATCCCCCGTAAGAACGGCAAATCAGCAATCTCTGCCGGTGTCGCCCTGTATTGTTTTGCCTGTGATAACGAGTTCGGCGCGGAAGTGTATTCCGGTGCCACGACGGAGAAACAGGCATGGGAAGTCTTTCGTCCGGCAAGACTGATGTGTAAACGCACACCCATGCTGACGGAAGCGTTCGGGATTGAGGTTAACGCCTCAAACATGAATCGTCCGGAGGATGGCGCGCGGTTTGAACCGCTGATCGGTAACCCCGGTGATGGTTCATCACCCCACTGTGCGGTGGTGGATGAATATCACGAGCACGCCACCGATGCGCTTTACACCACGATGCTTACCGGGATGGGGGCGCGACGTCAGCCACTGATGTGGGCCATTACTACTGCCGGGTACAACATTGAGGGGCCGTGCTACGACAAGCGACGGGAAGTTATCGAGATGCTCAACGGGTCGGTACCCAACGATGAACTGTTCGGGATCATCTATACCGTTGACGAAGGCGATGACTGGACCGACCCGCAGGTGCTGGAAAAAGCTAACCCGAATATTGGCGTGTCGGTTTATCGCGAATTTTTGTTAAGTCAGCAGCAGCGTGCGAAAAATAACGCCCGTCTGGCAAACGTCTTTAAAACAAAACACCTCAATATCTGGGTGTCGGCGCGTTCGGCGTATTTCAACCTGGTGAGCTGGCAGAGCTGCGAGGATAAATCACTGACCCTTGAGCAGTTCGAGGGGCAGCCGTGCATTCTGGCCTTTGACCTGGCGCGTAAGCTGGATATGAACAGCATGGCGCGACTTTATACCCGCGAGATTGACGGTAAAACGCATTACTACAGTGTGGCCCCGCGTTTCTGGGTACCGTATGACACGGTGTACAGCGTCGAGAAAAATGAAGATCGACGGACAGCCGAACGCTTTCAGAAATGGGTGGAAATGGGCGTTCTGACCGTTACCGATGGTGCGGAGGTGGATTATCGCTACATCCTCGAGGAGGCCAAAGCGGCGAACAAAATCAGCCCGGTCAGTGAGTCACCCATCGACCCCTTCGGGGCGACCGGGTTGTCACATGACCTTGCTGATGAAGACCTGAACCCCATCACTATCATTCAGAACTACACCAACATGTCCGACCCGATGAAAGAGCTGGAAGCGGCAATTGAATCGGGGCGCTTTCATCATGATGGCAATCCCATCATGACCTGGTGTATCGGCAACGTGGTCGGCAAAACCATTCCGGGTAACGATGATGTGGTGAAGCCCGTCAAAGAGCAGGCGGAAAACAAAATCGATGGTGCAGTTGCGCTGATTATGGCGGTTGGCAGAGCCATGCTGTACGAGAAAGAAGACCGCAGGCCACCCAGAAAATGCTGGATGATGCCTTTTTCAACGTGGAAGCCTGGATCAACAGCGAGCTGGCAACCGAATTTGCCGAACAGGAAGAAATTGCCTTTACCACCGGCGATGGTACCAAGAAGCCGAAAGGGTTCCTGGCGTATGAATCCACCGATGAAACCGATAATGTTCGTGCGTTCGGCAAACTTCAGCATATTGTATCCGGCGAAGCGACGACGGTGACCGCAGACGCCGTTATCAAACTGATTTACACGCTGCGTAAGGCACACCGCACTGGTGCGAAGTTCATGATGAACAACAACAGCCTGTTTGCCATCCGTCTGCTGAAAGACACCGAGGGTAATTATCTGTGGCGTCCGGGGCTGGAACTGGGGCAACCGTCCTCTCTGGCGGGTTACGGTATCGCTGAAAACGAGCAGATGCCGGATATCGCTGCGGATGCGAAAGCTATTGCATTTGGTAACTTCAAACGGGGTTACACCATCGTTGACCGTATCGGCACCCGCATTCTGCGCGACCCGTACACCAATAAACCGTTTGTCGGTTTTTATACCACCAAGCGCACCGGCGGCATGCTGGTCGATTCGCAGGCCATCAAACTGCTGAAGATTGCAGCGGCGTAATCACTCAGGGGCGCTGAATTGCGCCCCTGTTCTGACAGGTGAAAGAATCATGATCCTGAAACAAGATCTGAAATGGTCACCGGACGGTATGCGCGTTGAGATCATTCGTGCTGGTGAGTATGAAGATAAAGAATTACCCGAACGGGTACGTGAAATTGCCACTGCAGCAGGGATTGTTTCTGATAAGAGAACACCTGTTGCACGGGTATCTGATAAGGCTAAAAAACAGCATTCTTAGAGGTAGCCCAAATGATGCCTACTCTGGAAGAGCTTCGTGTTCAGTGCCGGATTGATGATGACAATGAACAGGAGAATGCACTTCTTATGATGTATCTGGCAGCAGCCAGAGAAGAGGCTGAAAAGTTTTTAAACCGGACACTTCACGATGAAACTGTTCCTGATCAGGATACGACCGGGCTTGTAATAACACCGCTGATAAAGCTGCGTCTTATGCAACTGGTTGGCTACTGGTACGAGAACAGGGAAATGCAGGATGCTGTACCTGATTTTTTCTATACCGGACTCCGAATGTATCGGTTTCATCCCGGAACATAGGAGGATTTCATGCAGGCAGGAAGATTACGTGATCGCGTGGTTATTCTGAATATTACGACCTCCCGTACCCCTTCCGGTCACCCGGAGGAAACCCTGAAAGAGGGGGCTACGGTATGGGCAGAGGTTAAGGGGATCAGTGGGCGGGAACGTATATCGGGCGGTGCGGAAACCGCGCAGACAACAGTAAGAGTCTGGATGCGATTTCGGCGCGATGTGACGGCCGCCTCACGTCTGAAAGTGCTGACAGGGGCATTCAAGGGAGCCATTCTGAATATCGACGGGCCGCCGATCCCGGACGCACGATCCTCCAGGCTTGAAATACTTTGCAGCCAGAGAGGTGGAATGTGACGGATTTTAGTCTGGATTTTTCTGGCCTGGCGGATATTGCAAGAGATCTGGAACTTCTCAGCAGAGCAGAGAGTAATAAGGTGCTTCGCGATGCCTCCCGTGCCGGAGCAGAGGTTATCCGGGAGGCGGTTATTGACCATGCGCCAGAGCGAACCGGAAAACTGAAGAAAAACGTGGTTATTCTGACTCAGCGTTCACGGCGTCGTGGTGAAATTATCTCTGGTGTCCACATTCGTGGGCGGAATCTGCGAACCGGAAACAGTGATAACAGCATGAAAGCCAGCGATCCGCGAAACGCGTTTTACTGGCGTTTCGTGGAGCTGGGGACTATCAATATGCCTGCCCATCCGTTCATTCGCCCGGCCTTTGATATGACAGAGGAGCTGGCAGCACAGGTTGCCATGAAGCATATGAATCAGGCTATTGATGGGGTGCTGAGTAAATGAGAGAAGCCACGCTGTATGCTCTTCTGTCCAAACTGGCCGGAGGGCAGGTTTATCCTTATGTGGTCCCGCTGACGGAGGGAAAGCCTGCGGTATTTCCACCATGGCTGGTGTTTTCAGTGGTGTCTGACATCGCGTCTGATGTGCTTGATGGTCAGGCTGAATCCAGAATCACAGTGCAGATTGATATCTGGGCAACGGCTCCTGATGACGCAGATGATATCCGTGAGCAGGCGCTTGATGCGGTAAGGGAACTGGCACCATCCGTTATTTCTAAAACTCAGGGTTATGATCCTGATTCCCGTCTGAGCAGAGCTACGCTTGAATTTCAGGTAATTGCCTGAGGTCGTTAATGATTTTACCCACCCGCCGCTGGCGGGTTTTTTATTTTCAGGAGACGAGTATGTCCTCTAATTTTGAACGTTCTCAGCAGACCAAAGTCATGATCTCGTCTGCACCGGTAACGGCAGAAACGCTGAGTTCTGCCAGTTTTCTTGAACTGAGCTGTACGATTAAAGAGGTTCAGTTTACCGCCGGGCAGAAACAGGATATTGATGTCACTACGCTGTGTTCTACCGAGCAGGAGAATATCAACGGTCTTGGGGCTGCTTCAGAGATTTCCATGTCAGGAAACTTTTATCTCAACGCTGCCCAGAACGCGTTGCGTAGTGCTTATGACAACGACACCACATACGGTTTCAAAGTTATTTTCCCGTCAGGAAATGGATTTACCTTTATGGCAGAAGTTCGCCAGCATACCTGGTCTGTGGGAACCAACGGTGTTGTTGCTGCCACATTTTCCCTGCGCCTGAAAGGAAAGCCCTCTCTGACCACTGAACCTTTGAAACTCCTCTCTGATTTGAAAAGTACACTACAGGTTTCTGCCAGTGAAACGCTGAATATGTCTGTTGAGGCATCAGGTGGTGTGCCTCCTTATTCATATGTCTGGAAGAAAGGCAGCTCTCCAGTTTCCGGGCAGACATCGGCAACTTTCAACAAGGCCTCCGTGACATCCGGAGATGCCGGTGCGTATACCTGTGAGGTTTCTGATTCAGCAAGCCCGGTTAATAAGGTGACCTCCACTTCCTGCACCGTAACTGTCAGTTAAGGAGGATGAAATCTATGTCTAAAAATATCCGCAATCTGGCACTGGCGACGATGTCTGGTTTTCGCCACAAAACAGTTGATGTTCCTGAGTGGGAAGGTACAACGGTTGTATTACGGGAACCCTCTGCAGAAGCCTGGTTACGTTGGCAGGAGATCGTTAAAACCGGAGATGATGATACACCGTTATCAGTTGCGGAGCGTGCCCGCCGAAATCTTGAAGCGGATGTTGAACTGTTCATCGATGTTCTGTGTGATACCGGGATGCAACCCGTGTTTTCAGCGGATGATCGGGAGCAGGTACTTACAGTATATGGTCCGGTACATGCACGACTGCTTCGTCAGTCACTGGAACTGATCACTGATGCTGAAGTTATTAAAAAAAAGTAGCACTTCCGGGTATTCGTTTTCTGATGATGCTGGCGCTCAGGATGGGGCGCACATTGTCAGAGTTACGCCGGGAAATGTCTGCATCGGAAATCATGATGTGGGCAGAATTTGACAGGATCAGCCCGCTGGGTGACGAGCGGGCTGATATCCGGGCTGCCCAGATAGTTTCTGCAGTTTACGGGGCGCAGGGTGTCAAAGTTCCACTGAATGAAGCGATTCTTCAGTGGGAGGTCGTTCCTGCAAATAATATTAAAGATCCGTTCACTGCGTTTGAAAATGCATTATTTGCAGCGACACAATGATCTTCTTACTTTACTGGATTATGATTCCGATTTTTATTAAGTAAATAAGGAGATATTGATGGAAGTTATTCTTATTGCGCTAGTCTTGGGGTTAATTCCGGCTATTATCGCGCAAAGTAAAGGGCGTTCATTTTGGGGATGGTGGATATACGGAGCCTTACTCTTTATCGTTGCCCTGGTTCATTCACTTGTAATCCAAAAAGATGAAAAAACGCATGAGCAACAAATGGTGAGCAATGGCATGAAAAAATGCCCTTACTGTGCGGAGTTGATCAAAGAAGAAGCCATTAAGTGTAAGCATTGCGGTAGTGATTTAACACATAACCCTGATAGTACCGTTTCGCAAAAAACGGATGATGAATATCTTGAAGAAGCAAGGCGTAAGGCTGGGCTTCTTTAAAAGCAAAAACCGCTTCGGCGGTTTTTTTTTGCCTGGAGAACGAGAATGGCGTCACTACGCGAACTGATTATAAAAATCTCGGCAAATTCGCAGTCATTCCAGTCAGAAATTGCGCGAGCTTCACGTATGGGACAGGAGTACTACCGTACCATGCAGAACGGAGGTCGACAGTCTGCAGCTGCATCCCGTGATATGCGGCGAGCACTGGCAGAAGTGACCGAGCAGATAAATACGGCGAAGTCTTCGGCACTGAATATGGCTGGCGCATTTGCCGGTGCTTTTGCCACTGGACATCTTATATCTCTTGCGGATGAATGGAGTTCAGTAAATGCCCGTCTGAAGCAGGCCACGCAGTCCAGCGATGATTTCCAGGCATCACAGCGCGAATTGATGGCGATCAGCCAGAGAACGGGTACTGCTTTTGCTGATAACGCCAGTCTTTTTGCACGTTCGGCTTCTTCTATGCGGGAATATGGTTACAGGTCTGAGGAAGTACTGAAAGTTACCGAGGCCATTTCTACAGGATTGAAATTGTCCGGAGCCAGTTCTGCGGAAGCCAGCTCGGTGATCACTCAGTTCAGCCAGGCACTGGCGCAAGGGGTTCTGCGCGGTGAAGAGTTTAATTCAGTAAATGAAAGCGGTGATCGTGTTATTCGTGCTCTGGCTGCAGGAATGGGGGTTGCCCGTAAAGATCTGAAGGCAATGGCGGATGATGGAAAGCTGACCGCCGATAAGGTTGTTCCTGCACTGATTAGCCAGCTTGGTACGCTGCGGGATGAATATGCAGCCATGCCTGATACCGTATCATCCTCTGCAACCAAAGTTGAAAACGCCTTTATGGCCTGGGTTGGTGGTGCGAATGATGCCAGCGGTGCAACGAAAACGCTTACCGGAATAATGAATGGTGTTGCGAATAATATTGATACGGTTGCCACGGCGGCGGGAGCTCTGGTTGCAATTGGTGTAGCCCGATATTTTGGCAATATGGCGTCCTCTGCGGGCTCTGCAACTGCCGGGTTAATCACTGCTGCCAGAAACGAAGTGGCTCTTGCTGAGGCACAGCTCAGAGGGACACAGATAGCTACAGCCAGAGCGCGGGCGGCATTGTATCGTGCGCAGCAGGCGGTTGTGGCTGCCCGTGGTACAGAAAAACAGGCTGCAGCAGAAGCGAAACTGGCAACCGCACAGGCTTCACTTACCCGTAATATTGCTGCCAGAACAGCGGCACAGGCAACGCTGAATAACGTTACGTCAGTTAGTAGTCGGTTGTTAAGTGGTGCTCTGGGGCTGGTTGGTGGTGTGCCTGGACTTGTCATGCTGGGGGCGGCGGCCTGGTACACAATGTATCAGAACCAGGAGCAGGCCAGAGAATCAGCTCGTCAGTATGCCGCAACAATCGACGAAATTCGCCAGAAAACGTCTGCAATGTCACTTCCTGAAGCGGCAGATAATGAAGAAAAGACGCGGCAGGCTCTGGAGGAGCAGAACAGGTTAATTGACGAGCAGAAAAGTAAGATTAAATCCTTACAGGAAAAAATTGCTGGCTATCAGTATGT